GCGAGCTTAACGGATTCCTCACGAGCGGATTCCGCGCGATAGGTAACTTCAAGGAAATGGTCCAACATGGTCAAACTCCGCGTCGTAGGTCAGGCGGTCCAAAGACTGAATGTGCCCCTTGCGAGCCGATGAGAGCGCCAATCGCTGTTCCCATCGCGGTAGAAGCGACGGGATGACGTTCAACAAACTCTCCGTGAGCGAGACGGGCTTTTGCCTGTGCCAAGTTTAGCCCAGCCAAAAAGCTCCCCTTCCCTTCGCGTTCCTGCGCTTCAAGCGCCTGGATCTTTTGCCGAAGGGGCTCGTTAGACATTCGCGTTTCCGCAAAGCTGCCGAGGCCGCCCGCCGCTCCACCCACAAGGGCGCCAATCAACCGCTCGTGAGCCGCAGTTTTCGTGGGCTCACCCTGCATGCCGAGTTGCCCCTGTGGGGTTGCGCCTTCCATCGTAGGAGTCGCACCCGCACCTGCGGAGGGGCTAACACCCGGACCGCTGCCGTCCCCCGGAGTAGCCGACTGCATGGGTGTTCCCGCGTTGGGAGCACCGGCCGGCTGTCCGGCTTGGTTCGCTTCGGCGGGCTCTCCCTCCACGCCAGGTTGCTGACTGTTATCCTGCGGCGGCATTACGGGGGGAGCTGCGCCTGCTTCCGCTGTCGTAGCCGGCGGGAGTTGCTGCTGCACCATCTGCATCAGGCCCTGCTTCATGGCCTGAACAGCGTCACGCATGCCCACGGCTAGTTGTGCCTGCTGCAAGCTCTCCTGCTGTGCCTGGAGAGACTGCTGCATCGCCTGCGTGGCCGCCGCGTGTGCTGCCTGCGCGTTTGCCAGCGCAGCTTGCTGGATCTGCTTGGCCTGATCTAGCGCCTGCTGCTGCATCTGACCACCCTGGTCAACCTGCTGCTGCAGCTGCTGAACCTGCTGCTGCGCCGCTTGGGATGCCTGCTGCGCTTGTTGAAGTTCCTGTGCGGCCTGCTCAAACTTCTGCTTATAGAATGCCTGTTCGCGCTCCTGCTCTGCTGCCCTACCCGCTTGCTCCTGTTGCAGGTAGGCCATCGTCGCGGGATCCATCTGAGGAGCCTGCTCCATGCCGGGCATTCCCATAGGAGCCTCTTGCGAGGGCATGCCCGGAGCCATCTCATCAAAAGCGAGCTTGAACGCGGACGCGTATTTATCGGCAAAGGACCGAGCATCAAGCTCTTGGCCAACCATCTTACCGGCGCGACCCATTAGGTGCTGACCCAACGCCGCGCCGCCAAGAGTGCCCGCAAGCTACAATGCGGGGCCTTGGCCGCGCATCATGCGGTAACCCGCAGCGCCGCCGCCACCCGCTCCGGTCAAACGACCGATGAGGTCACCCGCACGTTCTCCTCGGGTGTTTTCATCCGAGGTAAACCCACTAGACAGATTTGCGATTGCCCGAGCGCGGCCCGCAGCTACTTGGTCAGCATCCTGCTTTTCGGCGTGCTTACTACGCCTTTCCTCCTCCCTAGAGTCGCGAATAGCCCCACCAACTGCGATAGCTGCGGGAGCAAGCTCTACGACCGTACGGAGAGTACGCCCACTGGGGTCGGCCTTCTCAAGGAGTTTGCCCATACCGATAAGGGCTGACGCGGCTGTGCCGAATGCTGCGCCAGTGGCCAACCCTCTGCCCGCATTTGACAGGGCGCTGCCCGTACCAGCGCGCCCAATACCGGAGAGGCCCATAATCGCCGCGCCAGAAGCAGCGCCCAAAAGGGGCAGACCAAGCATCGCCTTCGTGGAGGGTGATAGCCCCTTCTCTTCCTTCTTAGCGAACTTGGCAAATGCCATCTTCATGTTCTCGCCTGCGGCGGGGCCGGACAGGGGAGAAGGAGGAGAGGGCATCGACTGTTGGCCTGCGGCTCCTCCGGTTAGGGGCATCGGCGGTGTTGGTGCCGATTGCTGCCCCATCGCCGTAGGAGGAAGACCGCCCGGCATTTGGGCAATCTTCCGCCAAGCCGCCGTCTTGTAATCCGGAGGGGTGGGCATCGTATCCGGAGCGCTGGGGGGCAGCTCTGGAGGAGAGAATGTTGATGACGTCGTCCCTCCGTGTGTCAGCACAGGAGGAGCAGAATGGGGGACAAGCTGCCAAAGCTCATCCAGGTGCTCCTGCTCGCGCGTCATGAACTCCTCGATCTTGTACTTTGTCGGGTTGTCGCCCGTGATCGAATGGAGCTTCTTCCAACGCTCGATCCCCTCCTGTTCGATACGGATCATGCGCTGAACGATGTCTTTTGGATCCGTGGAGGGAGGGGGAGCGACAATATCGGGCCCCTGCACCGGGCCACCAAGGATGGCCATGCGCCGCATGAGGAAATCCGCGTGTTCAAGCTCTTGATCCGCGTGATCTTCAAACTCCTCCGCGATCGAGTGGTGCGTGAGGTCGCGAAGGGAGTTCGCGTAGACCTTGTATGCGTACATGGTCTTCAGCTCATTCGCGAGCATCTCCGACATGAGCTTGAGTGCCGCCTCTACGGGCACAGTAAACTGCCCCTCAAAACGGCCCGACTCATCCGGGGGAGCGTACTCAGAAGACGCAACGTTGTTCTCGTCAGCGGTCTTCTCAAAGTCGCGTAGACGAATGAAGAAAGACGAAGCCTCTGCGAGCGGGATCTCGTTCAATAGGACGTTGAACATGACTTACTCCCTTACCACAAGGACATGATACCCGTTTAGGGAGTATGCCTGAACCCAGTGTGGAACAACGGCAGGGTTAACCCCGTCCGGATACTTGAACACCTTGCCCACGTTGCCACCCGAGTTAAACCCAAGGATGACGTTGGCGGTGCCGGCGTTCGTGATGGTTACGCCCGTGCTCGGTGTCGTTTCAATCAGCACAAGTTGGTCACCGATCTGTAGTACCTCGACGCCAGCGATTGCCGCCTTGATCTGCGCGGCTACCTCGGCAAACGAGAGGCCTGTGGGATCGACCTGAGCCGATGCACCCGCAACGAACGTTACGGTTACGCCCACGGGCTGCGTGAAGACGAGCGTCTTACCCACAATACCCGTGTAGCCCTTGCGAGGGTCGCGACCAGCAGTGATTCCCCCATTGAGGAAGTACTGCATCGAGTCGTACTCGGCGAACTTGTAGAATTTGAAAACCGCCATGATTTCCTCTGCTTAGAAGGCTGCGTAAGTGCTGTTTACGGCCCAGTACTCCGAGTGGACACCCGAGTTGGAGGACCCAAGAATCGATCCGATGTTCATGGCGACCTTCACCCGAACCTTCATCTGCTCGGTGGTCGCCTTGAAGTACTGAAGCCAGTTCATCAACATCGGCGTTTTGTCGTTGACGCCTACGGTGATGCCGCCGTTCGAGTAGTTGATGTGGTTTCGCGTCTGAAGCAGACCCACAGATTCAATCACAGCGATCACGGTCATCCGAAGAATCAGCGCGTGCTGATTCATGCCCAGTAGCTCCTCCAGGGTACTGCTTCCCATTAGTGGAGGGGTACCGTTAAAGTCCGACAGCGCGTCCAAGACAGCCCAGGCAATCTGCCGATCGCTGGACTCTTCCCCCGCCACGAGGCGGTTTAGCTCCGGGAAGTCACGCATGTAAAAGCGCACCATCTGGACAAAGTCCCGATAGGTTTGGCTCATGCCTGGGATGCCTTGGAGTGACATAGATCACCTTCCGCCGCGGCGCTTACGAACTGCGGTATCTACGGGTGCGTCAGCCGTTGGGGCCGTGGATTCCTCCACCGCGCCAACCAAGCTCGAAAACACGTCTTCAACGCTCTCCTCTTGGACCAAGGGATTACCCTGCAGGGCCGCCGTGGGAGCCTCAACGGGCATCGTGTACTCCTTGGGAGGAGGCAGCTCGCCACGAAACATCGGAGAGTCCGATGCGTAGTTCTTGTCGTTGGCCGCGCTATCCAAAGGCGGCATAGGCTTCGGACTCTCCGGGGTTACTTCCTGGACAGTCAACGTCGTGAGGTCGAAGGGGCGACCATCAAGCAACGTGACGTAGAGAAGTCCGAGCGCTTCCTTCTCCCGAAGCTCCTCCAGATGCGTCCGAAGATCGGCCTCTTGAAGCGAGACTGGACGGCCGCGTAGGAGTCGGTAAGCGTTACCGCAAACGTACTGCTTGTGGCCGCCGTGCTCCGGCTGTTGCGCCCGAAGCATCCGATTGGTGCGGCTGCGTGAACCATTGTGAACTAGGTACGACATGGTATCTCCCGCGCCATAAAGCAAAAGGCGTCGGCGCCTGGCTACCCGGCACCGACGCCCTTGCTCAACGTGCGCTGTGCGTGTGGATCAGTACTGCGAAACCTGCGGGAACCGGAGCCCCGCGTCAACCCGGTTGTTGACCGCGCCGAGGTTATCCTCGGTGACCGGGATGAAGTTCGCAAGCGCGCTGTCCGCGTCCGTGGCAGGGTTCGCATCCGCCGAGTAAAGCTCAAGCTTACGGACGGAGGCGATGTTCACGATACCCATGCCGATGTCTTCCCACGCCTGGAACGTGATGAGGTTCGCGATCTTGTCGATGTAGAACTTCGTGTTGTTCAGGACGTAGAACTTGCCGAAGAACTCCGGCTTCGTGAACGCGTAGATGTTGCCCGGACGAAGGATGTCCGTCTTGATCGTACGGATGTACGCACGCCCGAGGAGCGTGTTGTACTTGTAGCCGTCGACTACCGTCTCCGACTGGATACGATCGCCGTTATCCTCGACCGTCCACTGAAGGATGTCGTCCCAATCCGTCTCCGTCATGAGGAGACGCTCCGCACGAAGGCGGTTGCCATCGAGGAGCTTGAAGAGGTTGACGAGGTCGGGGCGCTGAACCGGACGAACCGTCGTGTCGCTGCCCGGAGCGGTACGAGCAAGCTCGCCCTTACGAACCGAGAACTCGACCGTCGAACCGATCGTGGAACGGTGAAGCGCGGCCGGCGTGCCGCCGTTCGCCTCAACCTGAAGCGCCTGCACGGCCGCCTCGATGTGGATCGTGAACTCGCGGTCCTCGATCTCCTGGATGTCCTTCACCGAGTTCTCCTCGATGATCTTCGTGATGGGCATCTCGTAGGCGAGAAGCTCCTGCTCGGTCTTCTGGAAGACCTCGCTGGAGATCGTGAAGAACGCGATCTCTGCCTTCGGGCCACGGACGAACCGAGCGGTCGGCTGACCACGGAACGTGATGCTCATGGCGCGCGAGCGGGGCTCGACGTCCACGATCTTCACGAGCGTGTCGTGGTTAACAGAGCGCTGGCAATCTGCACGGGTGACCTGCTCCGGGGGGAGGATCTTACGTGCGAAACTGACCTCACGGAGGCGGTCACGGACATAGGAACCGCCGTACTCGGCGATCTTTTCCTTTGCCTCGGCCGACCCGAGCTTGGTCGCGAACATCTCGTTCAGGACGCGTGCGGGAACCATGTATGTCTCCTTTTTCTCTTCGCTCGGGTGGCGAAATCAGGTGGCGCCGTTGCGAACCGCCCACCCGGAGATGAAGCGGAGCTTACCCCCGTTACCGCCCGGAAGGCGAGTAACGTAACCGACAATCGCGGCGTTATCGGCGTACGACGAGCCGACAAGACCGACGTAGTTGCGCGAACCAAGCGTGATGGTCGCGACCTTCACCGGCTGAAGGATCGAGCCGATCGCTGCACCGCCACCACCGACAACGGCGGTCGCGTCGAAGATGCGCGTGTCGAACTCGTACTGGCCGAGGAAGAGGACAGGCATCTTGCGGTCCGCAAGCGCCTGCACGTCGTAACGGCCACGCTCCGCGAAGAGCGGGAACGAAACCGTCGTGGCCTCATCACCAACGCTCGTGACGTCAGCCGCGCGAACGAGCTTCCCGAAGGAAGGCCCGCCCGTGTTGCTGAGCGTCATCCACTCGCCGTCCACCAAGCAGACCGGGTTCGCCGGGTCTGAGAGGCTGGGATCGGAAAGCGAAAAGTCACGCCGGTGGATCGGGTTGATGTCGGAAACCGGCTCGAAGTTGACCCTCTGCACGGTGCTCATGTCGTCGTTCTCCTTATTTCCTTACAGGTCGGACTTGGCCCGTACGAGGCGTCAGCCGACACCTCCAACGAGGTAACGCTCAAACTCCGTCGACGAGAGACCACTCGCCGCCGTCGAAGAATCACCAGCTAGGCTAGCGATCTTCTGACCCATGTCGGGACCCACCATGTCGACAGCCTCTGCGATCTTCTCAAGCTTGCCCGCAGCAGCGGCCTTCTCAAGATTCTCGATGAGGGTGCCAATCGGCGTGTCCACGTTGATGCCCTTGTCGTGCATCGCACGGGCGACCTTCTCGGCCTCCTCGTGCTGCATGCGCGCCTGCGCTTCCTTACGCCAGTGATCGCGTTCTGCGGCAAGCGAACGAAGCGTTCCGGGGACCACTTCGAGGACCTGCTGCAGCTGGTCGTAGCTAAGTTTATCCATGTAGTCCTCTCAGTGCTTTAGGCTCATAGCGGCCTGGCCCAGACTCTTCATTGCCGAACCCGCACCGCCCATACGCGCGGCAAGTGTCGGTGTCGCGCGCTGCTTGGCGAGGAAGTCCTTTAGTGCAGATTGGCGCCCAACCTCGGTCATGCCGGGACGGGGTACCATAGCGGGGACTGCGCGCCCTGCGGCCTGCATGGCGCTCATCGACTCCTTCTCCTCCTCCGCGAGCTTCGCGAGAAGAGCACGAGCGGAGGCTGACTTGAGAAGCTGGGCCGAAGAGATCTTCGTACCCGCCTCCGGCGTGTGGGCAAACGCCTCATTGAGCGTCTTGTCCGTCGCTGCCGACAGAGCGGGCTCATTGAAGTACTGGGCTAGCTCCGACTTGCGCGGGCTGTAAGCCGTTTGCTTCTTGTAGTTGATGGCTGCCTCGTTGGAACCAATGAGGCTTGAGGGGCCCTGCGGCATGCCGCCTGCGGGAGCGCCACCAGGCTCACCCGACATGTTTGAGTCAGGAGGGATGGCGGGACCGGCAACGATCTGTGCCGGGTTGATCGCATCCTCGGCGAGCTTGGTGTAGGCAAGAAGCGCCGAGGCGCCCTTATCAAACGAAGAGAGCGTGATCGGGCCCTTACCAAGCATCGACGCCCCCTGAACAGGGGCCTTAAGGACGCTAGGCGCTCCGCTCGATACTGCCTTCTTACCCGCGCCAAGAAGACTTGAGATGTTGAAGGACGCAGGAAGCGGTGCACCGGAAGCGAGCTTTGAAAGTAGCGCAAGATTGCGCATCTCAAGCGACGCCGTCTTACCCTGACCACCGCTCATCGCGGTGGTCTGCTCACCCATTACAGGGTGCTCCATCGTGTTCTCAAGCTGGTTGGCGCCGTGCTCCTGCGGCATCGCCTTCTGCGAACCGGGGTGCATGGGGGGCTGGTGATACCCATGGCCCTGCTGACCCGGACCAGGGGTAGAACCCTTCTGGTTCGACATCGTTACGCCGGGCTCCGACGTAAGGATCTGCTCCGTGAAGTGTGGGGGCGGAAGATTGGGAGCGGCCGACTTCGCCATCGCAACGACCGAAGGAACCGCGTACTCAATCGCGCTAGCGAGCTTGAATACGTAGTCCGTCGAAACGCTACGGGCGGAGCCCTTCTTCTCCTCTTCCTTGCCGCATACGCAAGGATCTTCGTCGCATTTTGAGCACTTGCCCTCGGCAAGCTTCATTTGGCGTGCGCCCTCTGCGGCAATCTTTGCCCGCTGGGCGGCATTTTCCATCGCCTGCTTGACGAGGTCCTGCACGAGTGGACGGGACTTCATGTTCATGGTTTCCTCGAAGAAAAAAGCCTGTGCTGTCTTAGGAAGTGCCTGAGCCCCCAATGGGGACATCGACTTTTGCGCCATCGCACCCGCATCAGGTACAGGAGGGGTGCTTGCGTTCACTTTCGTATACGCGATGGGCGGCACCATCCCAGTTAGCGTGTTCTTGTCTTGAGCAGGATTCGATGGAACAGCGATCTGAGGAAGGACGGAGGCGGAACCGTCATCGGCTAGCTTATAGGTAGCAACCACGGTTCCGCCTCAACTCCTACTCTCAGCCCCAGGTAACGGGGTAGCCCGCCGTCTCAAGAAGCTCTAGCGAGCGAATCTCGACTGCGGTGCCGAGGTCATCCGCCGACGCGATCTTCGTGCTGTCCTCGACGCCGAGCGTGAGGATCGCGCCGATACGGCCAGCAGCCTCGTCCACGTCCCAACCGGCCTCAGCAGCCTTCACAACGGCAGCCTCCGCCGCAAGCTCGTCAAGAGCCGACGACTTCTTCTCCTTGTGCGCATCGTGAAGCTTCTTCGCACCGTAACCGGCGGCTGCCAGCCCGGTAGCCCCGGCCCCGTAAACAGCCGCGCCAATGCGCTTCGCGGTTCGGGGGTCCATGGCCTGTTCCTCCCCGTGCGTACGAGCTACCGTGCGGAAGGTTTTCTTGCCCGTGCTCTCAAGATGCTTCCCGACCGTCTCCTTGACCTTATCCAACTTCATAGACGCCCGATCAAGGCCCTTTTTGAGAGCCTCCGGCATG